GAGGATCTGCTCGTTGGACATGTTTTTTATATTTGCTATTTCATTTTCCATAATAGCCCTCCTTATTGTTAGTTATCCTTATATCATACTTTTAGGGTTTTGTCAAGTGTTATTTTCCATACGGTGGGTATATCATATCACATATCCATAATAGAATAACAACCCCCAAACAAATTTGAAGTAATAACTCTAACATACTCGAGTCTCCCCATCTGTCATCTCATAGGGCAACCCATCCATACGAGCGAACCACATCATATAGCTTTGTAGTTCTTCATTGTTATTTATATAGAGTTTAGTAGGGCTACCTTCAAAGTCTTGCTTCAGTTGCTGAAGTTTATCATAAGCTTCTTCTTGCTCATCACTGCCCCAATCATCTATACCTTTATCAAGTATTGGTACTTCCATTTATCCTCCTATTATTAAAATGGTATGTCATCATCATTATCTTTTTTAGCTGATGCTAATGATAATGGTACAGTGTAATAGCTAGTATTTTTTTCTTTTGTAGCTTCAGCTATATCATTATACTTCTCTGTAACCATACGTGCTTTCTCACTATCAGCTACTATCGACTCAATAGCAAAGAACGGATCGGTATCACTCCCAAACTCACGCACTTTGATTATTAGATTTGTATTTCTCATGTATTATACCTCCTTTATATCTAACCAATTATATCCCATCTTGAGATCTGTGTCAAGTGGAACGTTAAAATTAATTCCATAATACTCTTTCAACGCAGGTATTACAGAAGCCGTACCCTGTTTAAATATCTTACTCATTACAGCTTCTTCACCAGGATAAACATCAGCCACAATAGAATCATGAACTGTGTTAATAAGTAAACTCTTTACCTTTTGTTCTTTCATTAGTTCATATATTTTTATACATGCTAATGGTACAATGTCTGCTGTTGCAAAACCTTGTACAGGATAATTTTTTATTTGAGTACTATAACTAGATCCACCCCAAGGCATACGTTCTGCATAAGGAAAGGAGTATTCTCTACCTGTTGGTAGCTTAAGTGTTTTAAATTTAATAGCTTGTGTTTGTAATTCTTCATGCCACTTAGCTATGTCTTTGTATTTCTCTGCAAATTTTTTATAATATCTTTTCTCTTCTTCAGTACCTGTTGTTCCACCATACAAAGGTTTAAAAGTATGTGCCTTTGCATCTTGCCTAGACACACCAATAATCTCAGCAGTATAAGAATGAACATCTATTTTATTTTTTATATCTTCCATACCTTGTTTATCTTGTGCTAAAAATACAGCTGTTCTAAATTCTAATTGTGCAAAGTCTACCTCAAGTATACTACCACCTTCAAATCTAGAATCAACTACCTTACGAATAGGAAAGGTCTTACCTCTTGGTTGATTTTGAAAGTTAGGATCACGACTAGATAATCTAGCTGTAGCTGTAACAGCCTGCATAAACTTAGGATGTAGCAAACTACTTTCATTGGTAAAAGATTTAATACCATTAACAAATGTATGTAGATAAGTATCAATTGCATTATGCCTAATGATTGCATCTATAAATTCTTTTAACTCTCCTTCAGCTTCTCCTACAATTTTACTTAAAGTAATTCTATCTGTTCTAAATCCTGCTTCAGCTATATCATATACACTTCTAGGTCTTTGATTAAATCCTGCAACTTTAGCTAAACGACTATAATTAAATCCATCACCATCACAAACAGAACACTTACTGTATTTTTTATATGGTGTTCCATCAACTTTAATTTTTTTAATTACTCCTTTACCTTGACAGCTTCCACATTGTTCAGCTGTAGTTTTATGAATTATCTCTGTATTACTTCTAACTAATTCTCTAAATTTTATTCTTGAAAATTGAGGTCGTCTTTTATTCTTACCTGTATGTTTATCAATACCTATATTAAATAGTTTAGACCAAGTCTCTTTACTCTTAGGTTTTTTAGAATAGATTACCCATGATAATTGCTCGGGACTTGCTAGATTAATTTTTGTATCACCCATTTTTTCATACACAATCTTATCAATCTTCTGTTTTAGATATGCAAACTCAGCACGATATTGTTTCTCTACACTTTGAAGTGTATCTAAATTAATATGAATACCATTACGTTCCATATCAGTTAATACAATTAAAAATTCATTCATCATTTTAATGGTACGAAGTAATCCTCTATTCTTTTCTAATTTTAAATCTTCCATTTGAGAATCAAATAACCTTCTTGTAATCTGCACATCCATACGACCATACTCTTCTACAATATCTTTAGGAATATTTTCAAATGATACACCTCTATCCATAAACTCTTTTATTCTATCATCTTTAGATCCGATTTTTCTTCTACGACAGCACATTTCTAATGTTAAACTCTTACGAATACCACGATTTAATACGTACTCTCCTAGCATAGTATCATATACTCTACCCTTATATTTAAATCCTGCTTCTAATAGCCAAGTTAAATCAAATTTAATATTATGTCCTACTAATAATGTAGTCTGATCTAGTATAGCTTGTATTTTATAATAACAGCCCTCATCAATTCTTTCCGAATGATTAGTAAAATAATATTCATCATTGATTCCTACACTTACTAATATATTTTGAGGATTAAATGGCAATGGATCCATGCCACCATGCTCTGTTTTTTGATAGGAAGTTTCTACGTCTACTGTACTAATCATCATACCTACTTATATATTTATCAAGTGTACATGATGGGTCACCATGCCAACCTGTAATTTTATTCTTACTTACATTTAATACTCTCATATTATTTGTTGGATCATTAGAAGTTCTATTACCAATACCAATAATCAAATCAGCTTCAGCAGCTTTACCTGTCTTAGAGTTTTCCATCATATCAAATGATATATGATCTCTGTTATGTGCATCTGCTGATGCCTGTGATATAGCAATCACAACACAATCTCTTCTCTTTGCTATCTCTCTTGCATTTGTATAGATTGCTCTTAACTTTTCATCTGTTCTTGCGTATGTACCTGACACATTAATTTTATCTAATTGATCTATAACAATAATATCAGGCTTATACTTTTCACAATGACTATCTATATCTTGTATTGTCCAATCAACTGTATCAATCATTTTAATATTATCTTTTATCTTCTTCCATTCCTCATGAGTTTTAATTTTATCTTCTATAATTTGTTCTTTGTTAAGTCCAGTAAAACAACTGATGGCTCTCATCTGTGTACGCACAGCAGGTTCTTCATTAATAAACGCATGAACTAATGCACCTTGTTCGGCAAAACCATTTGGTCCTGCTACAAGGCTAACCCAAAAAGCTGTCTTACCTGTCTCGGGTCTAGCAAAAGCAATCATAAGATTGCCTGGTCCAACTCCACCTATGTTTTCTTTAAGTCTTATTAAATTAAATTTCCATTTACTTGTAACATCTAACTCTTTTATTAATTGATTAACATCATCAGTAACAGCATCTAACTTTTCAGTAGGTAATCCTTTCTTATGTTCCTCAATTATTTTAGTTATGATATTAAAGTCAGCAGGTTTACCATTAAATATTTCTGTAGATTCTATTGCTATCTTCTGTGCTGTATTTCTATCTGATAGTATAGCAACAATATCTTTTGCAATAGCTTCACTAGGTTCTGTTGTTTCTTTTATATCCTCAATGAGTTCACTAAATTGTTCTTTGGCTGCCCGAGTAAGTGCAGGATTATAGATTGCTGTATGAAGTGAATACAATTCATCAACACTTATATCAGCATCATACTTATCATGTGCTTTTTGTATTGTTTCAAACAAAGATCCAAAGCTACCTTGAAATACATTACGTGAAACTTGTCCTTTGTATTGAGTATAAAATTTTTTACCCAATAATAATTTTAACATTTGTTTTTCTATCATAAAAGTCCTGCCTTTCTCATTCGATCTACTTGGTTGTCTACTTGCATAGCTAATTTTCTATTATCATTTCTAACTTCACAAAGTTCTTTCTTTAATTTATGAATTTCTTGTTTAGCTGCTTTCATTTCAGGACTGTTCATACCAATTCCCTTAACAAGAATAGTTTCAGTTTCAGCTTCCTGCCGAAGTTTATGTTCCTTCTTATACATCTCTTCCCAATTATTTTTTTCCATAAAACATCTCCTCTATTTCTGCTGTACTGTAGCATTTTAAATCATACTCGTGTAACACTTTTACTTTAACATTTTTAAAACCTGCTGATGTAAGTTCACTTGCTAGTTTATAAGATTTATTTGTAGCATCTCTATCCAAAGCAACATATAAATTTTCATAGGGTTCTAAATAATTTTTATGAGATTCTTTTAAACTTGTACCCATTAAAGCTATACCTGTTAGTACATTAGATACAGCACAAGCTGATGCACAATCCTCAACAATTACTGCATCTTTACACTCACCACATTTAAAAGGTATGTCTTTGTTACCATACATATACCATTTAGGATAGACTTTTGAATTTAAACCACGACCTACTGCACCTGCATACTTACCTGTGTCGGGATTCTTTACAAGAAATACAACTCTATCTTGCTTAACATCATATTTAATATCTGCTCTTGCCCACATACAAGCCTCCCAACAATTATTTTCATGTAAATATTTTAATACTTTTTCATTTGAAAATACACTTTTAAAACTATCGGGTACTACAAATTCTTCATTGGTATTTACGTCTTCTTTTTTAAATGTCACATTGACATAGTCCATAGTTTTCTCTCCTTGTTTTTTACCTCTAGCACTACACGAAGCATGAAAGCAATACCACCCTATATTATTAGAAGTGGTATCAACTGTTAATGTATTTTTATTTTGACAGAAAGGACAATCCATTCT